CCATCTTCTGCTAATGCTCTAGCTAATTCATCTTCATAATACAATTTCATTTGTTGTGTAAGTTGTGGTTGATACTTTTGAGAAAGATAAAAAGATAATCCAGCCACCATACAAGGAACAAATCTAAATGGAACATCTGTTGCATTTGTATAATCACCTACATCTTGTATTCTTTTTATATAATAAATATGCATATCCTTTGATGCATTTGTAGAATCAGGAGTTGGATAAACATGTATTCTAACTTTATCAATAAATCTTTCTACCCAATATTGATTAGGTGTTCCTTTAGATAATTTGTTAGAAAATCCTGCATAAGTTGATCTATCAACTTTTGTCATTGGACTATCTGATTGAGTTGTTTGAGTTCTATTACTTCTTAACTGTGCCTCAAGGACATCGGATATTCCATATACATTTGCTGGTGTAGATACAGCACTTGTGCCATCGTCACTTGATCTAAAAAAATCATAATCTGATTGACCTTCAATTAGATCAATATTTAAATCTGCTATTTCCCAATAATGAATACCTCTATTACCCCATTCTTGAAATAAGATATTAAGAGATCTTCTTGCAGATTTTAATTGATAACCTGCTACAGAATTTAATCCAATACGTTCAAAAGCATCTTCTATTATTTCATCAATAGCAAATGTTTTGTCGAACGTTGCTGTTCCCGAAGTAGTGTTAGCCATTTAAACTCCTAGCCAGTGTAACCAATAGTAACAGAATCTGTAGTAGTTAAATCTAAATATACTCCTGTTTCAAATCTAATACCATTTCCTGGAACATAGATATCTAAACCTTCACTACTAAATTTAGCTTGGAATTGTAAAGAACCACCTGTTCCTGTTCCATCGTGTAATTTTACTAAACAGTCACTTCCACCATGAGCTTGTATGTATGTAACTCTACAAGGCCCAATGTTAGTGGAACCACCTGTGATAGTTTTAAAATTACCATCTGCCGTTAGTGTACTAAACTTTTGGTCTGAACTCATATTTTTCTC